GCATCAGTCCTCCGCCACCATATCCCGCCGCAGGTATCGCTTGCGGCGCGGATTGGGTATCCGCCGAGCGGGTGGCGGGGGGTCTTTCTTTTTAGGAGTTTCCTGCTTGGGCACCATCGCCCTGTTATCCGGCGGCTTAACCTTGCCCCAACCGATCAACATGCGCGCGTGTTCATCATCGGCATCGAATACGTCACCGGGATGGTGCGTCCGGTTAGCGTAGAACACGTCAGTAATTGCCACGATCTGCATCTGGTATCCTCGCAAAAATGAAGCAAGCCGGACTGCGGCCAAAACGAGCGGAGGGACTATTCCCTGTACTCAACAATCCGGCTTACCCCAATCGGCGGAGTGAGGTTCACACTCCGCCGATGTTCTGTTGTGGGATTACTCGGCGTATTTGCAGTTCGAGATATAGGCGACCGCTGCCGCGCGGCGCTTCTTCCAGTTGATCCAGCGCTCGGCCCGCAGACCCGTCATGTTCATCTGCCACAGGCTGACCAAGTTGGTCGATGCCGTGGGCGGGGAGTCGGGTGCGCTGTCCATCTGGACCGATGCCTGATTGCTGGCGTCAATCACGACCTGTCCGTCATCGGCCAGCATTATTTCATCGGCCTTCAGGAAGATGATCGGCGTTCCGTCAGCCGGTGAGTTGCCGGTTGCCGGGATATTTTCCGATGTGACGACCGTGTAGCCCAACAGCGTGCCGCCATCGACGGCCATCTGCGGGAATACCGGCTGTCCGAGCGAGTTCAGCATGATGCCGAGGCTGAGTGCCTGCGTCTGCGTCATCAGGAACACGCCGCCTGCCGTCGACAGGTTCGCCGACAGGAATCCGGCGAACATGCTCTTCAGGTCGGCACGGAATGCCGCCGCCGTAGTGCCACTCGACGGAACGGGCGTGACGCCGTTCGTGATCGACGCGGGCGATACGTTGACGACTTCCGCCACTGCCGGATCGACAAACTGCCGATCCAAGAACTGCGCCATCGCCGCGACCAAGTCCTGCCGAACGACTGCCTCGGCAGACGGATTGGAGAAGCGGACAAGTTCGTCGGTCAGGACGACGATGCCTGCCGCCTTGGCCCAACGCAGGTTGACGGTATCAAATGCCATTGCACTGACGGGCTTCGGCGCACCTTCACCGACCCACCCGACGCTCGATCCTGCGGTCGTGCGCGGCATCTGGATATTGAACGGGACACGGCGCAGGCCGGGAATCCGTCCGATGATGGTGGCGGGACGCAGCAGTTCGATGAACTGATCCGCCATGATCTGATACGCAACGAGCGGAGCGGCCCATGCGCCGTCCGTTGTCGTTCCGACCGCGACTGCCGCGCGCAGGATGCTCGGCACATCATGCTCAAGAACCAGACTGACTTCCGGCGTCTGATCCTTCCACTGCTTGGCCATATTCACGGCCTTGACCGTGTCGCCTTTCGCGTAAGCGACCGCCATGCAGTAGCGCGTGAAGGCGGTGCCCTTGGGAAGGTCCGGCTTGATGACTGAGACGCGAACGCGCTCGGCGATGCCGCCTACGCTCGACTTTGCCACCGTTTCATCATCGACCGGCTTAGCCGCAGCCGCGTTGCTTTTCTCCAACGCGCGCAGGCGGGTGAGGTGCTCGTCGATAGACTTAACCTCGCCTTCCAGCGTGTCGTATTCCTCGCTCTCCGCCTTATCCAAGGTGGCGAGTTCGTCACCAGCCTTCGTCATCAGTTCTTCCATGCGCGCGGTCTTGGCGGCACGGGAGGCTTCAAACGCAGTGATGCGTTCCTTGATCGTTTTCACTTTAGTCTCCTTCGCAGAAACCTTACGTTTTCCCGTGTCGCCGGGTTTCACTGGTCTTTCGCACCCTTTCAGTTCAATGCCTGACGCGGCAACTGACAGGGTGTCGATCGCTTTAATGTCGCTGATGGTCGCCTGCTCATTGGCAGGGATGGTGACCAGCGACAATTCCATCACTTCGCTTTCGGTGAAATGTATTCCGCCGCCTTCTTTCATGAAGGAAAATTCTATGGCGCGGAAGCCGATGCTGACGGCGCGCACCAGCCCCATCTTCACGGACTGCCACGCTTCATCCAGCCGCTCCTTCAGAGCGCCTGCGTCATCACTCTTGGCAATGCGGGCCTCGAATTCTATCCCCGCATCGGTTGGCTCCTTGAAATTCACCCAACCGACCGGCTTATCGGCCTTGTGCTGCCAGAGTAACGGCATAGGGTTCTTGAACCGGATGCCCTTGCTCTCGACGATATCACCCATGCGGTCCGGCTGTGGCGTCGTAGCCGTGCCGCGCAGCATCCGCAGTTCGGGGTCTACCATCTTCACGTCCAGCATTGCGTAGGCGCGATTCATGTCGGCGCTCCTATATTTTGCGATGATCTAGCATGGCGGCGGATTCCAATTCAGTGCATTGGTTCGCGCGCGAACATGGGCGCTTATTCCTATTTCCATGCCTTCGATGGCGCGCTCGGGCTGCTTGCTTGTATCCTTCATCCAGATATCGAACAACTTTTGCACATGCTGCTTCAGCGCCTTGTCGATGCCTTCAATCACGACGGTGCGAATACGCTCCCGTTCTTCGACTGAAACGCATTTAATCGGCTCCGCCGTATCAGATCGTATGTCGAACAGACTGATGCCAGCGGCCACAAACGTGATAACGACCAGTATGGTCGTCATTCTTCTTGTCATCACCGGCTCCAGATCGCCGCCGGTTGCGGTACCACAGCGGCTTCCGGCAGAGAGTACGAGTCGCGCGCAAGACTGATGGTGGAGTAGTGTACGAGCTTGAAATCCCGCTTCAGCAGCACCGGCTCGAATTCCGCCCGTTCCTCCGCGCTGCCGCGCCACACGAAGAACTTTCCCGTATGGTGCGCGAAGTGGTCTACCAGATAGAGCAGCCTGTCCAGCGGCATGACGCGCCGCAGCTTGTGATAGACCGCCAGCATCAGCATGAAGTCGTATTCCTTCCGGTAGCTTTCACCGAACGCCTTTTTCACGGCACCGGGACCTCCTGTGAGGTCGACTACTTCGAAACGCGCTTCGACTGATCGGATATCTGCGAACGTGTGGTTGGCGACCATGATGCAAGTCGGATCAATATCGCAACCGTGTAGAACGCAAGCACCAGCAAGAACGAGATCATGGCAAACAGCAGCGCGGTTACAACCAATATCAAATACGCTGCACCCACGAACACGGGGAATAATATCAGCCAAACCGTCAAGGCGAAAAGCACTGAAACTTATGCACCTCCTCTGGATGCCTTTGTCAGTCCAATCCGCCACTCACGTCGATCCTATGATGTGCGGTCCTACCGGCAGACCCAACAGAAGCGCGACCACCATGTAGATCGCGATGAGAACCACGACGCCGATGTATAATTTGACGACGATATCGGGAATCGTCACGCCGATGTAGCTCAGTCCCCACTGGATGATTGCGCCGACCAGCAGAAGGATCGCCACCACGATTGCGGTGTTGATGACGCCGAGAAGAATTGCTGAAAGCGGAAATCCTGCGAGCACCATGTCATCCTCCCTGTCAGATAATCATGATCGAGTATTCCTTCGCCTTTTCCTCCGGGGTGGCTTCCGCCACTGCCGCCGCCATCGCTAGGCATACCATGCCGTCGATCCGGCCACGAGACTTGGCCTTGTTAAGTTTCCGGTTGCCCGCAGGGTCTCGATTGACCACCGCGCGGGCCGCGCACATGGCCAGCACCGGATGATTGCCGTGGCACATCTTTTTGGTGAGCAGCAGACTTTCCAAGGCGCGCAGCGCCGGACTCATGGATTGGTAACCCTGACCGTGCTCTACGAACTTCTGCTCGAGTTCTGTTTCGGTGAACCCGGCTTTGAGCAACCACGGCTTGAGATGCCGGAAGCCCCAACGGTCAAACGCCACCTTCCTGATGTTCAATTCGCTGAAAATGTCGAAGATTTTCTGCGCGACGTATTCGTATTCAACCGACTTCCCCGGTGTTAACTCTAGGTAACCGTCCTTTGCCCATACATCGTACTGGACGTGATCCAGCCGCGACCGCTCGCGTATCCCCTCCTCAGGTAGCCAGAACGTAGGCCGCACCTGCCACTTGCCGCCTATATGGGCTATCAGGACCAGCGCCGTCAGGTCATTCACCGCAGACAGATCAAGCCCGCCGTAAACCGGGGTGTCATCCCAAACCAGCTTGGGTGGCTCTCCGCACTCCTGCCAAAGCTGCTTCGATATGAACGGATTGCTCGCCTCCACCCGCTGATTCAGCACGAGGTTGCGATACTCCGCCTCGCGGCTCGGCATCCGCTTGGCGTCCTCCGCCATCGCCTGCACTTCACGCTCGTTCAGGAAATCGCCGAACGCGGGGTTGGCCAGCTTTATCGTCTTGCGGTCGAACGGATCGGAGTCTGGCGGAGCCGTATAGAGCGATAACGTGACGCGCGGATCGTTTTTGGCCAGCGCATCGTCTATCAGGAGCGACAGCAAGTCCCCGTCCGTCGGGGCCTGTGTGCTGATGATGACGCTGATCGGGTTCTCCTGCGCCCCGGTCGCCGTTTCCAGCGCCTCGTATAATTCCGAAGTAGGTCCACGTACCTGACCTAATTCGTCGTGCACCATGAACACGGGATTGAGACCGTAGGCGGTCGACGCCTCCGCGCTCAGCGCCCGGTAGTGCGTCCCCAATTCTGGACACAGAAGCTGCTTAGCGGTGTCCCGCACGATGACCACCGAGCGCAGCGTAGGCGACATGCGCACCACTTTTGCCGCCAGCGCGAATATGAGCGCCGCCTGCTCCCGCGACTGCGCGGAACTGAAGAGTTGCGAATTACGCCTGCGCTCAGGGCCGACCAGATGAAGCAGCAACAGGAACGCGGCCAGCGTCGTCTTGGCGTTCTTCCTGCCGAACGAAATGATGGCACGGCGCGTCCCGTGCTTGTTGTTGTAGATTTTCTTGATTTCCGTCTTCTGCCACGACCGCAGCTTCACCTTCTTGCCCACATCGGGGCCTTCAGGGATGCGGCAGAATTCCTCGATCCAGCCTATGTTCTTGACGCCGCGCGAAACCTTACGCCCCATCGACCGGCGGGTCCCATTCCCACGGCTTGTTGCCCTTCGCGGTGTTGGCGGAAGCCGACTGCGCGGCGCGCGGAGTGTAGCGGCTCTGGTTGGTCAGCCGCAGCTTGGTCGCAAGCGAGGCCGCTGCCCGCGTTTCCAGCACCCGCATCTTGCAAAGCTGGTTGAAACGCTTGGCCCCGTTGGCGCTTTTCAGCCACTCGGCGTGAAACTGGTTCATCGTGTTGTTGATGATTTCCAGCGTTTCCCGGTGCTGGCAGTAGTCCATCAGCATTTCCCGAGTGGCGGCGGTGCTGAAGTGGTCCAGCGGCTCATCGTTCACGATGGCCGTCCATATTTCGGCCTGCCGGGGCGTCAGGTCGCTCGGAGGGAGCGGACGCTCGCGGCCAAAATCCCCCTCGATGACGACGAGGTCTGCCGCGACCGCTGCCTTGGATTTCCTGCCGCGCTGTTTCACCTGCTGCCAAACTCCGGTCCCGGCAGCGCCCGCCGCATGTAGTGCGGCCAGTTATCCGTGTTGCCCATCGCGCGCCGCGCCCGGTCGTTGTATCGTGCCAGTGCGGCCTCCTGTAGCAAAACCGGGTCAGCGCAGTGCAAATCCTCCTGACGCGCGGCCATCATACGCTTCCTCGTTCGCCATGCTTTGCGCGAGGCAGCGGAGCGTGTCTTGATAGATTGTTTCACGTTTGACAAATCCAATTTTGTAACAGGCCGATCCCGCTTTTGTTGCAATTTATGAACGAAATTTTCGCGCGACGGTGTACTTCAACGGCGATCCTATAGCTAAAGGATCCCCCCCACTTTATTTTTTGTTTCATTCAAAAAAAATCAGATGGGTGCATGTGTTCTATAGGGATAGATATACTATGCCTTTGATCTTCCTTGGTTTGTGGGGTGCATAGGGTCGCTGTACCAACCATCTATGCCTATGTCGTTCGTGTAACCAACAACCTCGATCATTCGCTTGCGACTGTTGTGGCAGTGGGAGCACAGGGACTGCAGGGTACCATGCCAGAATAAATGAGCATCACCCTTGTGTGGTGTCACATGGTCCGCAGTAGTAGCACTGACCACCATGCCACGCTGTAGGCAGAGCGCACACAGGGGGTGTGTGTGCAGTTGGTGTTTCCTTAGTAACTGCCAACGCTTAGTACCATACCATCTGTGGGACATGGGGGTGTGGGGTACCTGATGCGCGCGTGTGTGGGGTGAGCCGCTGATCATGCAGCGGGGACTGCACACGCTCACTTACCAACGGGGACGGGGGTGAGTACCAGCGGCTCGCCGCACATTCAGTAAATGGCTACCGCACAGGAGGACTTACGCTCCCGCTCTACCAAATCGAGTGTGTGCTGTGGAGCTATACACCGCGCTTGGCGACCGAGCAACCGAAGCAGGAACTCTACCCGTTCTCCACGGGTGCGGATGACCTGACCGACCCTGCCTGCGGATGGGCCGTTTTTGATTTTTATGAAATCACCTTTTTTGAAAACCACTATTTCAGAAATAACAAATTCTCCAGATTTTTCCTGAAGTTGAAGCTTTTCTATTTCACCGTTTGGCACTGGCGCGGGTTTTCCGTCTTGGGAAAACGACAGCAGTTTCAAAATTCCGCGCGTACTGTTGATAAGTCGCCATGCTGCCGGTTCAAGAAAGCAATTCACGAACAGGTAGCCGGGAAAAAGTCCTTCAGTGGTGCGAACCACTTTGCCGTTTTTGGCTTTTTCAAACTGGATAAGTGGATAGTACGCTTGGAAATTCTGCCTTTTTAGATTATCGAGCGCAACACGTTCTTGGCTCGGTTTGGCACGGGCGGCATACCAGAGCGGGCCGGTTTCCATGCGCAATGTTTACGGTAAATCCCATGAACCGCAATGAGCCAAGTGCAACCCGTAAACTGTTTTTGAGCGCCGTTCTCGAATTGTTCAGGCAGGGGATGGATACCGTCCAGATTGCCGCCGTGCTTGAGCACCGTGAGTATACGATAGAACGCGCGCTGCATGAGGCGCTTACGTTGTCAAAAAAGGAAAAGGCCGAGCCATCCGGGTAGGAGACTCGGCCTCCCTCATGACGAGCGGGTGAGTTGGGTTTCGGGAACTAGGGACACTACGATCTCACCCGATCGCATAACTCATTGCAGCGTAACGTGATCTTCCTGCATATGCGCCAGCGCATCATCTTCCAGCACATCGCGCACGATGGCGGCGATGATCTGGCGCGGTGATGCGTGGCAGGACTCGGCGACCTCAATCAGCCGCGCCACTGTCACGTCATCCAGAAATATATGAAAACCGGTCTGCTCTGCGTCCTTGGTCTGCATGGCGGGAACTTCTAGCTGATTTGCGGTCGCCTGTCTGCAAAAAACAGACACCGGGATACCGTGCGGACAATTTGTCCACAGGACTGAATGCCGTTGAGCTTCGCCATGCCATGCCCTAGGGTGTGCGGCTATGCGTAACCGGAGTATTAGAAATGCACGACAAGATAATGACAGCGGCCCGTTACAAGAAGGTCATTAAATCGCTTGGTCTTTCTCAGCGCAAGGCCGCGAAGTTTATCGGCGTGAATGAGCGTACCTCGCGTCGCTATGCGAGCGGGGAGTGGCCCGTGCCGCGCGCCACGGCAATGTTGCTGGCCGTCATGGAGCACCGGGGCATCAAGCCGCAGCGGGTCGAGGCCATGCTGTAATGCGTGAATGGCTGGTCATTGAGACATCACAAGCGCATTCTATATTCGCTGCCAATAATGAGCCAGCTGGCTACATTCCGCGTGATGCGGCGGAGACATTGTTAGGTCGTCCGCTTAGCGGCACGGTCTGGTTCACAAAGGATGAGAGCGCAAAAATGCGCGAGCATCCTGAATGGCGAAACACAGAGCCGCCTAATGCCATCCCGGCATCAAAAAGCACCCTCATCACGCCCTAGGGCAGAAGTCCTACCAGAAACCCGCTCAGAGTGCGGGTATCCCTGATATGGACAGGCTATGCGGGATAGGGCATTATGCCCGTGGTGGTTCACCCCACCTGCGGCCCCCTGTGCCTAAGCAGCCCCAAGCCAGACGAAGGCGGCACCAACAGGACTCCACCCGGTAGGAGCGCCCGCGAACGCACGTCAGCGGAAAGGAGCGCAACTGGTTTCCGGCAGAGGAACGACCACCGCAAGTCGACGCGGGGAATTCGTGCGACCAGCCGAATGACAAAACGGAAAGCACGACTACCGAGCGAGCCGCAGTAGCGAGACGCTCGATGAAATGCCGAACACATCTGCAGTAGCAAGCATGATTCGGGAGGCGGCACATCCGCAGTAGCGAGCATGACCGCAAACGACCTCACCCTTCCGCAGCGACGCACTGGCTCCCTGAAAAGATAAAGCGAGCGCGTTCGATGCAACACCAAACCTAACGCCGCACACTACGACCCAAGACGCACCGCAGTAGCGAGTTGATCTTGGCAACGAGCATGGCGCAAGCAACTGAGAACTGAATTTCGGGCAGGCATCCGCAGTGGTGCCTGTCTCCGAAGTTCACGACCGTGACTTCACAACCCAAACCTCTGAGAAAATGGAGCCTACCATGTACGTTCAAGTTTACGTCTATGACCGCCGCAACATCGTGACTGAGGTCCGCACGTTTCGCGGCCTCACCACTGCGCGGAATTTCATCGACCGTGTGGAGAAGATGTACGCCGACTGCGTCGCGGTTATTCACGATATCACGGAGCGACGCGCATGAAACTCACCGGCTACGTGGACGGCGAGCGCCGCTTCATACGCGATGACCTGACACCTGAGGATGCCGCGCGCGTTGCGCGGCATATTTCTGACCTCGCTGGCGCGGACAAGACACGCCTCGTGCTTTTTCTGACCGACGCCAACGTGGTTCACATGATTCGTTCAACCCAAAACCCAAATGAGGTACGTCATGCATAAGTTGATGCTCGTTCTAGCCGTGACCTTTCTCACGTTCGTGATGGTCAGCACGGCACCCGCGCACGGTGACAAGATGAAAAAGTGCCACGCGCACGGCACGACTACTTCACACTGTCACTGACTTTTCCCTGAAATTTCCCTGAAAACATCGCGCCCATGAGCGGCGCAAAATGGAGATACCAATGACTGACAATACCATGACCAAGAGCCAGAACGAAGCCGCTAACGTCGCAGCACTGCTTCGTGCGCGCAACTCGGTGATCTGGATCAACACCAAAGAGGAAGCGCGCGTCGAACGTTATCTCGTGGAAGCCGCTGCCGCCGCTGGATACATGGCCCGCACTTGGGACGTGGCACAGGGCGTCTGCGAAATGGACGGCAAGATCGCGCCGCTGGCCAGCAATGAACCGGCTGAGGTTCTGGCCGCGATCAATGAGGCGGCGAATTCTTCCCGCCCGATGCGCTGCGTCTGGATCATGCGCGATCTGCCCGTGTGGCTGAATGGCCCGATGGGCGCGACCGTACTGCGCCAGTTGCGTAATCTCGCGCGCTCCCTGCCCGCGACCAAACGCGATGCCGCGCAGGCCATCATTATCCTGACCGCGTCTGGTGAAATTCCGCCAGAGCTGGTCGGTCAGGCCGTGATGGTGGAGTGGCCGCTGCCCGACCGTGCCGAGATTGCCGACATTCTCGATGCGGCCATTGAATCGCTGCCTGAGGAGTTGCAGAAAACGGCAGCACCGAACGGCAACCGTGAAGCCGCCATCGATGCGGCCATCGGACTGAGCGGTGAAGAAGCGCAGGCTTGCTACGCGCGCTCGCTTGTGCAGCTTCGCCGCGTTGATCCGGCGCTGGTTGCCAATGAGAAGAAACGGGTCATCGCCCGTGAGAAAGTGCTGGAATGGTATGACCCGATTCCCGGCGGCTTGGATGCGGTCGGCGGATTGGACGTCATCAAAACGTGGCTGACGGGCCGCAGCGTTGCATTCAGCCCGAAGGCTCGTGCCTACGGCCTGCCTGCGCCCAAGGGCCTGCTGGTTGTCGGCCCTCCCGGCACCGGCAAGACGCTGACGGCCAAGGCAACCGCCACGGCTTGGCAATGCCCGCTGTTGCGCTTCAACTTCGGTGCCATGAAGTCGAAGTTCGTGGGCGAGAGCGAGCAGACCATCCGCCGCGCTTACAAGACCATCGAGGCGGTCGGCAAGTGCGTCGTATGGGTGGACGAAATCGAGAAAGATTTGCAAGGCGCGACCAGCGGTTCATCCGATGGTGGCGTGTCTGCCGACGCTCTCGGTTCGTTCCTGTCATGGATGCAAGAGCGGCAGGGCGAGGCGTTTGTCATCGCTACGGCGAATGACGTGACGGCTCTGCCGCCCGAGTTGCTCCGCAAGGGCCGGTTCGATGAAGTGTTCTTCGTCGATCTGCCGAATGAGACTGAGCGCAAGGCCGTTCTCAATGCGGCGCTGCGTTCGCATGGGCGCGGCAGGATCGAAGTCGATCATGCCCGCGTGGCCGATGAGTGCATCGGTTTCAGCGGTGCTGAAATCGCCGCATTGGTACCGGATGCACTCTATGCCGCATTCGGTGACGGCGAGCGTGAAATCTCGACCGCCGATCTGGTCGCTGCGGCCAAGACGGTCGTGCCGTTGAGCAAGACGGCTGAGAAGAAAATCGTGGCACTGCGCGAGTGGGGCAAGATCAATGCCCGCGCTGCAAGCAGCGTCACGGAATCCGCACCGGAAAAGAAAATCCGCAAGCTGGATATCTGACCATGATGCCGTGCACGGCCAACCCGTGCACGGTTTTACCTGAAATCACAATCTTGGAAAATGGAGAGTACGATGACTTTGGATTTGGCAGTAAGCACACTTCGTCCCGGCCTGCTGGTTTCGCTGAAAACCTCCGTGGTCGGCAACGTCAGCTACCAGAAGAAAGTTCTGGAAAGCGACCGCCTCACTAAAGAGGGGAAGCGGACCGCCCGTTGGGAAACCAAACGGGAAATCGAGGATGCCGCCGAACATGAGGCGGCTATCAAGACGCGCTCTCAGGTCCGTATGCTGATCCGCAAAATCTGCGCGGTGTCAGCTTTCGGCCTGCTCTGCCCCGAGTCTCAAGAAAAGGATTTGGCGGCGGCGACCAAGGAGGCTCGCGCCATCGCGGCTGAGTTCAACCGCAAGGCCAAGTTCACGCGCGTTGAAGTCTATGTTTTCTGTGGCCGCATCGCCCCTGATGACGTGGAAGCAGTGCGCGCGATCAACAGTGAGGTACGCGATCTTCTGAAGGAAATGGAAGATGGTATCTCGAAGCTGGACGTGGCGGCAGTGCGCGATGCCGCCATGCGGGCGCGCAGCATCGGCAAGATGCTGACGCCTGCGGCACAGGAGCGGATCACCGACGCCATCGATAAGGCCCGCGCCGCTGCCAAGAAAATCGTCAAGGCAGGCGAACAGGCAGCGCAGGAAATCGACCGTGGCACCATCCGCCAGTTGGCCGATGCCCGCACCGCATTCCTCGATCTGGATACCGCAAACACTCAGGTGGCTAAGCCGCAGGCTGCGGCCCGCGCCATCGATCTCGCACCCGAAACCAAACCCGTGAAGCGCAGCCGCGACAAGGCCCGCGCGATTGAAATGGAATGATGATGGCCGCGAGAAAAATCCACGGCATGAGCAACACGCCGACATATTGGGCGTGGCTGTCCATGAAATCCCGCTGCAACAATCCACAAAATCCTAGGTGGAAAAATTACGGCGGCAGGGGGATCAAGGTGTGCAAACGCTGGACGGTGTTTGCACATTTTCTCGCTGACATGGGACCGCGCCCTGATGGAAACAGAGGGGCGCGCTCTCTCTACAGCCTCGACCGCATCAATAATTCTGGCGGCTACACGCCTAGCAATTGTCGATGGGCAACGGTCGATCAACAGAAAGTAAATAAACGTGAGCGTGACTACAGCTTCAATCTGAAACCCGCGTATCGAAAAGCGATGCGTGATGCAGCTAACAAAAGATGGAGAAATCAAAATGCCATGTGACTCAGCCCTCGCGCCGAACCAGACGATTTCTCAGCGCAAGGAGGAAGTGAAGAAATCGGTCAGCGTTCTCGACAAGCTGATCGCATCCGGCCAAGTGCGCGTGAAGGTCAGCCCGCAAGGGGCCGTCGCCTTCAGCGCATGGGGCGATGCCGAGCGTAACAAAGTCACTGACGCCTGCGCCTACCGCAGACTGATGGTGTCAGGCTCGGCACTGACCAAGGCAAAGATCGCGCAGGCCGAAATGATGGCAGGCCGGTCGATCAATCGGCAGGTCGTCGGCCAAGGCGCGCACTCACATGATGGAGGCCATACATGGCACGATCACAAGGGATGACCCGCCCGTGTCCATGCGGCTCTGGCCTGCCGTCACGGTGGAAACATGATGCGCGCGGCATACCGCTGGCGCGCGTCTGCGTTAAGTGCATCAAGAAAACGCTCGGCAGATATCGTCGCGACGTGCTGACGAACCCGAACTATATCTGCGATGAGCCAATCGAGAGTGAAAGCTAGAACACGCAAGCCGGAGTCCGAGCCGGTAGCGTTAGGGGATGGTTGGAGAATTAAACCCCGATCACTGACGGTCATCCATCCTCGATCTCTAAGACATGGCGCTTTGGTAGACCGCCATGCCGGACCAGCGGGCGGTGTCCGCTAACAACACCCGCAGGCGCGGCGCACGGTACTCATACCTCAGCCGTGTGGCCGCGCCACTTTCCCTGAAACTTTGAAACCCTGATGAAAATGGAGAACGACAATGAGACTGATGAGCAAACTATTTGAGTGCGCTGCCGTGGCAACATGGAGCGTGATCATGGGAGCGATGATGATCTACGTCACGCTCTATGCGCTGAACATCATCTACACCCCGGCTAAATCGATTGATCCTATGCCGGTTAGCCGATTCGCGGAGGCATATCATGAAAACGCAATCTGAATTCATGGAGCTGGTGTCACGGCAGGAGCCGCTGTGCAATGAACTCCGCCCCTACGTGAACGATAGCCTGCGCGGACTTGGGCAGGTCATCCACCACCCGCTGATTATTGAACTGTTCTATGACCCGGATCGGTGCGGGCTGGTCAACGCCCGCTATGCCGCC